CGTAAAGTCCAACCGATTTGAACGTAATCTTCGTGTTGTTACCTTTGATGGGCTTTCAAAGCAACTAAAGGAACTTAACCTTCTTGCAAATAAGCACGTTCCGGCTAAATACCTTTTCACATCCGCTGAACAACGTCTTGAATTGCTTCGTGGTTTGATGGACACTGACGGAAACTGCCTTAAGAATGGCACCGTTGAGTTTGCTAACACCAACAAAGACATTACCGAAGCCGTAGCATTTTTGGCACGTTCTTTTGGGCACAAGGTTAGTGTTCGTGAATTTCGTACGAAACTGGACGGTAAAGACTGTGGCCCTGCATGGCGCGTTAAGTTCCGTGCAAAGGTTCAGGTTTTTAGCCTGACCCGCAAAGCAGAACGTCTTGAGCCATTTTTGGACAAAGAACGCCGTACCACAAACTTCCGTTACATTGTTTCTGCGGAGCGTGTTGGAAAGCGAGACATGAAGTGTCTTAAGGTTTCTTCACCAGACCACCTTTTCCTGGTAACTGAAAACCTTATTCCTACGCACAACACCGCTGCGTTCTTGATGGACGCGCTCTGGAACGCCGCCAACTTCCCTGGTATGCGAATCGGTTGTTTCCGTCGCTCATACCCTGAGTTGGAAGAATCATTTCTTTCTCAGTTGGCAAAATGGAATTATGGCCGTGACCTCGGCGCTAAGTGGAACTCCACCAATAAGGTGTTGAAGTTCAACAACGGTTCCATTATCAACTTTACATACGCAGAAAACCTGGTTGACGCATCCCGAATCCTCGGTGGTGAATACCAGGCCTTCTACATTGACGAAGCCTCTCAAATGCTCCCCGCTGTTATCCAGCACATTGAAGAGCGTCTTCGTTCCGGTAACAAGTTAGTTCCTGTTATCGGCCTTCGACTTGCCACCAACCCTGGTGGAGTCGGACACAAATATCTTAAAGACCGCTTCATTAACCCAACCAAACGCGGAAAAATTCGCTATACGGAAAAAGTTGGGGAAAGTAGTCGTGGACGAACAGTTGCCTTTATTCAGGCAAAAGTCACCGACAACCCTCACGTTAACGAGGGATACCAAGCGGTTCTTGATGCCATTCCAGACCCTCGCCGCCGTGCCGCAATGCGTGACGGTGACTGGGACGCAATGGTTGGCCAGTTCTTTGAACAATGGCAATACGCAAAACATGTTGTCCTTTCTTTTAACATTCCAAAAGAATGGCCTCGTTATGCTGGAATCGACTATGGCTACGCCGCACCATTTGCTTGTGTGTGGATTGCTGTTGACAACGACGGTCGAGTTTGGGTCTACAGGGAGATTTGTGTCTCCGGAATCCAAGCAGACGGTCAAGCAAAACTTATTCTCGAAGCCGAGCGTTCACACGGTGAACTAGAGGTAATCCGAGTAGCCGACCCTTCAATGTGGGGCTCACGCGGAACACCAATGTCAATTGCTGACATTTACGGTATTGAGGGTTGCGGAATCACAAAGGCAGACAACGACCGTATCAACGGTTGGTCACGCGTTCACCAATTCCTTAACGACGGTCCTTCTTGTGACATCCACCGTGCAGAGGGTAAGGAACGTTGCCCAATGCTCCATGTCTTTGAGGACAAGTGCCCTCAGTTCATTGAGACAATTCCCGCCCTTCCTAGAAGCCAGGCAAAACCTGATGACGCGGAAACTCGAAACGTAGAAGACCACATTGCCGACGCATTACGTTACGTAATCATGGCTGCTGGAACATACGCACGTCCTATCATTTACGATAGGGAACCTACCTTTAAAACTGGTGTACCCGACACAATGGTCATTGTTGAAGAAGAGGATGCGCCCGCACTCCAGCAACCAAATTTTGGTAATATGTTTGTAGGCGACCTTGGGCTTAGTCCCTTTTAACGAAAGATAACCAATGGCTATTAATTCTTTTAGAAGGGGACTTGAAGAGGCTGGTGCATTCAACGAAGAAATTCTTGAGGCACGCCCTAAGAGTGGCCCCCGTCGCACCGGTTACGCAACTGGCGTACCTATCGGTGGTTCAACTGAAATCAACCCCGGAGAAAACGTAACGGCTGGTACTCTTGACCGCCCTACGTTTATGCAACAGTTGTTGCAGGCTTACCTGGCTTGCCCATGGTCTTCCGCCGCTGTTGACACTATTGCTCGTACGGCCACTGCTGGTGGCCTTGAAATTGCTTTTGAAGGTGGTTCAACGGGTCCGCAAAAAACTCCTGAAGCCCCAGAAGACGTTAAGAAAGTCCAAGACCTTCTTAAGTACGTTAACCCCAACGACGACATTCGCCAACTAATGCGCAAGGTTGTAACAGACCTTATGATTTTTGGTGACGCTTTTATCGAAGTAGTTTGGGTTATGGGGGAACCAGCGGCTCTTTACCCGCTTGACCCCACATCAATGGCTGTACTTGCCGACGAACACGGTGTAGTAAAGGGTTACTACCAAAAAACTCCTACCAACCGTGAGGCTCGTTTCAAGCCAAACGAAGTCATTCACATTAAGTTTGACGCACCTGGCGACACCCTTTACGGTGTAAGCCCAACGCAGAAGAACATTCTGCCCATTACTTCTTGGCTGTTCACTGCTGCACTCATCAAAGAAACGATGAAGCGCGGTGACCCACTTCGTGCTCACGTTGACTGGCCCCTTGCTCTTCCTGAATCGGAAATGAAGCGCCTTCAGCAACAGTACGCAATTCGTAACCTCGGTGCTCGTAACATCGGTAACCTCTTCGAGACGAAGGGTGGCGCCATTGTTCACGAAATGGGAACGAACCAGATTAACAACTGGCTCAACACCCTTCAACAGCGCCGAGATGAAATTCTCTCCGGTTACGGTGTGCCACCATCAAAGGTAGGCGTCATTGAAGCCGGTAACCTTGGCGGTGGAACTGGAACCGCTCAGGACAAGACGTTCCGCGTCAACACAGTAGGACCTATTCAGGAACTTGTTCTTGAGAAGTTGTCTTTCGCACTTATGTACCAAGCCTACGGTATTACCGACTGGGTTCTTAAGTTCGGTGTTGTTGACTGGCGAGACGACGAAGTTATTGAAACCATTCGTGACCAGCGCATTCGCAACGGCACATGGACTGTTAACCGCGCCCGCGCAGACATTGGCGAACCACCTATTCCTGGTGGAGACGACCCAATCCTTGTTGACCGTCAGAACATGGTTCTCTGGTCAGACCTTGCTGCACTTTCCTCTGCCAACCTCAAGGTTGTTCAGGCTCAAGGTGACAGCATGGAATCAGTTAATTCTGGTGACGATGCGGTAAAGCCGCCGTCTGCAAAGACAAAGAACGCCCCCGTTGCTCCCACAACCAACCCTGGCTCAAACGTCAGCGGAAGGACGACTCGCTCCCCCAAGGACAAGTCAAGCAAAAAATCTACCGGCGTTAAAAAGCCTGGTCAGGTACCAACTCCAATGGGGTCCGCAAAGGCACCATCTGGAACAGAATCTGTATCGGAGTCAGATGACAACGAATCAACAGCCGATTGAAATTAACGGCGAAGAATTTGAGAGCGAAGGACAGCCGGTTTACCCTTTCCTTGGCCTAACGGCGGAAAAAGCCGCAGCATTGGTTCCAAAAGAAGTAGGTTAACATGGCGGGCAACTGGCTTGGACAGGCGGGTGCCTATGCAATGCACTCCAAGCACCCGGCAGGTTCGCAAACCGCTGCTCAGTTAGCGGCGGAAAGAGCGAACCTTGCTAAGGCTCGAATGGCGAAAGGTAACTTCAGACACACATCGTCTGCTACTTACCACGCATTGACTAAATCCACAATTAAATCTCGTGGAGACGCCGCTAGAAACCGCTTGTACAGAATGACGTACATTGCGAGTATCAAACCTCACGTTAGAGGTAGTCGCTGGCTTGCTTACCACAAGAAGGTAACGCTTAAGAAGCCAAGCATTAGCGGTAAATTTAAGAAGTTTAGGGGCGAAATTTCCCCCGGTCGTTTCAACCAAAGAACTGCGTGGGGAACAGCCACCAGACCAAGATACCAAAAGCGCTTGCGAATTCGTGCAAAACGCTTTACACACGTTAAACACTGGAAACATCACGGTCGTTATTACACTCCGAGATAGTTATTTTTTCAAAACATTGACACGTGTGTTTTAATTGTTATTAAAGACAGCGGTAGTTCAAATTACGTTGTTTAGAGGAAACTTTAAACTTTTAAAATTAAATATGGCAGACAGTTTTTCCCCACCACAACAGGTAAGAAGCAACGCAAAACGCTCTCTTGAACTGCGCAAGAAATTTAATCGCGGCATGACTGCGGTGGGTGTCGCCCGTGCTAGAGACCTTTCCAACGGAAAGAACATCTCTGTTGACACTATCAAAAGAATGCACTCATACTTTGCCCGTCACGAAGTTGACAAAAAGGGTAAGGACTGGGCAAATGCGTCGAACCCTTCCGCTGGCTACATTGCTTGGCTTGGCTGGGGTGGAGACGCCGGTCGTTCTTGGGTCAATGGCATTATGAAGAAACTGGATGCTCAAGAGTCTCAGGAGAATCAAATGGCCTCAACCAAGGCAGCCACTATTCGTGGTGTATTTCTAAAGCCAGGTCTTTCCAAGAACCGCCGTCTTTACACACGCGGAAACATTGCTAAGGCTGTCGAGCGAATGAAGAACGCAATTGCTTCTGGTGAAGGAATGCCTCTTAACATGGCTACTAGCCACGCTGCGGCCTTCCAAGACGACGCAACTTCTACTGTTGGTCGCATTACGGACGTAAAACTTCTTCCTGATGGCTCTGCTCAATTTGAAGCAGAGATTGCAAACACCGCCGCTGGCCGTGACGTTGCAAACCTTGCCGCAGGAAAGTTTATTAAGGGTGTTTCTATCCGTGGAGAATGGCGTGGCAACCCACGTTCTATTACTCACGATGACGGCATGGAAGCCACCACTGCAGACGACCTTGCCATTCACGGCATTGACTTCACCAACAGCCCAGGCGTTGAAGGTGCAGAGATTCAGTATGCCGCACTTGCTGAGTCATACACCAAGGGGAATGCTTTGGCAATCTTTGAATCTGTCGAGCCAGTCGAAGTTGTTTCTCGCGACGAAGAGTTGGTTGCTATCGAAGCCGCTGACGCAATTCGTGACGCTGTAGAAAACGCAGTTGAAGATGCAGTAAATGCAATCTTTGAAAAGGACTCTTCAAAACCTTACGGTGACGTTACTTACGCCGACCCCGGCTACCAGAAGGACAAGAAGAAGCGTTACCCAATTAACACCGCTTCTCACGTTCGTGCCGCTTGGTCATACATAAACCAGGGCGACAACGCAAATCTTTACACGGCTGCCCAACTTGCACGCATTAAGTCGCGCATCAAGTCAGCCGCTAAGAAGTTTGGTATCAACATTGTTAGCGAGCACGAATCACTCGTTGCAGACTTCCAGGAAATCCTTGAGGCTTACGCTTCTATTTCCCTGAACAACGATGCTGACTCAATCAACATTACCGGTTACACGCAAGACCCTCACCTGTTGAAGGTTGTTGCTAACCGCATCGCATTCGGTGCCATCGCCGCAATGCACGCTATCGACCCAGATGACGACGGCGACATTTACCTTTCTAAGCCTGACTGGTCACAGGTAGATGCAACTGGCGATGCCGGTGGCATGGGGCCAGAGGATGAGCACATGCAACCAGACGACAACAACATGGAATGCGAACACTGCGGAAACCCAGACTGCCCAGAGAGTTCTTCTTTCTGCCCAGCATGTGGCGGTGTTCTTTCCAAGATTTCTAACACCTCAGGACCGATTGAGTGCTCCGAATGCGGAACACCAATGGGCGAGGATGCCAATTTCTGTCACAACTGCGGAACGATTGTTCCAAGCAGCCCGGCAGATGCTGGAACCTGTGGCAACTGTGGAACTTCTGCTCCACAGGACGCCATGTATTGCCCCACTTGTGGGGACCCCGTACCACAGGCAGAGTCAAGCGACAATGCCCCAACTGAAGAAAAGGAGACAGAAGTGTCCGACGAAAACACGACTGCTGAAACTCCGGCTGAAGAGGCAACGCTTGAAACCGCTGCTCGTACGCTGAGTGACGCAGACCTTCAGGCCCTCGCCGCAATGATTGTTGCTGCGAAGACGCCAGTCGAATCAACACCTGACGTAGCCGACGCTGAAGTTGCAGCCGAAGAGGAAGTAGCGGCTGAAGAGCCTGCTGCTGCCGAAGAAGTTGCCGCTGAGGAAGTTGCTGCCGAAGAATCACACGAATCTAAGGAGATTATCGTGAGTGAAAACACATTTACTATGGAGCAAGTTCAAGCCATGGTTGCAGAGGCTGCTGCTACAGCCGCCGCTGCTGCTGTTGCTGAAGCCAAGAAGAGTGCTGTAGAGAACTACCGTAGCGGAAACTCAACTTTCCGTAAGGGCCTCACCAGCACTTCTGTAGGAAACGACGCCTCTGACTTGTCAGAGTCGGAGGAACTGGACCCACGCATGCTTGCTGAGATGAACTCTCAGGCATTCCGTAAGGTTCAGAATGAAGTATGGGGTTCAACTCCATTCTTCGCACACAAGTTTGCTCAAGCCGACCGTGGCTTCTAAGCAATTAACAAACAAACCCCTATCCAAAAATATATAAGGAGAATTAGCCATGGCTAACGATTTGGAAGAGGCCTTAACTGCTGCTGGGGCTGCTGCCCTAGTTCAGAAGCAGATTGACCCAGTATTGCTTGAGTACCAGCGCCGCTACGCGCCACTGGTTCGCTCGCTTCCTACGGTCAAGTGGGGCTCAACAGTTTACTACTTCAACAAGCGTACAACGCTTCCTCAGGGCGGATTCGTCACTGACGGCGGTGCACGTCCAGTATCAACATCTAACTACGCACAAGAGAACTTCCAAATTCGCTTGCTGCAAAGCGTCGGTGCTGTAACTGGTTACTCACAGGCTGTAACCGCAGACCTCATTGGCGACCTTCGTGCTCGCGAAATTGAAGGCGCTGCTCGCGGTCTTTACTGGGACATTGAGAACTCGCTGCTCTGGGGTGCTGGTGCACCTACGGCTGCTGGTCCTTACCCTCAGTTCGACGGTCTTGACGTAATTTGCGCGTCATTCACCTCAGCAAACTCAGGTGGCCCTTCGGCAGGTATCGGTGGCGGTGCTATCGACAACTACGGCGGTGCTTCTACTTGGGGCGGTCCTGCTTTCAACCCATGGGTTGACGGCGTAGACCAGAACGCAATTAACTTCGGTGGCAACAGCCTCACCCTTGGTGGACTTGACCTTCTCATCGACCTCGTTGAATCGAACGTTGCTGAGCCTGTTGAGAACTCTGAGTGGATGTTCCTCATGTCACCTAACGCCAACAGCCGTCTGTCACAGTTGCTCGTCAACCAACAGCGTTTTGTTGACCAGGTTGAAATTGCTGCCGGTCTTATTGTTCCTACCTACCGTGGTGTGCCAGTCGTCAAGACTTCGTTCTTGTCACCTCGCACCAACGCCATGGGCGCAGTTACTGCTTCCGCAACTGGTACCGGTACTTTGAACGCTGCCTACTCATACAAGGTTGCTCCAGTTATTGCTCGTTACGGTGAAATCCAGGCTTCGGCTACTTGCAACGCAACTGCTTCAACTTCAGCAATTACACTGTCATTCTCGACCCCAACCGGTCCAGAAGGCGCACAGCCAACCCACTACAAGGTATACCGTGCTAACGGTGCTTCGCCATCAGGCAACACCTCATACACCTTGCTCGGAATTGTTGACGCCAACT